AATATGGTTGGTATCAAATCTATGGTAAAGCCGTAGGTAAAGTTCTTGCCTCTTTTGCTGACAACGCGAATTGTTATTCAACCGCTACTGCAGGTTCTATGGATGACGCCGTTGTTGCTGGTGATAGAGTTCAAAACTGCAAAGGTGCGTCTGCAATAGATACCCCTTCTACTGGTTTGGCTGAATTAGAAATATACTATCCGTTCGTTAATGACGCTTTAGCTGACTAATTCTAAGGAAGAGGGGGGATTAATTCCCCCTCTTTCTCTTCTTAATATTAATAAAACAAATAAGAAAATGACAAATTTACTTCTACACGTTACGCCGGAATTACAAGTTAGCGAAGGTGCTTTAAAAGTAGCTTTTTTTGACAAAGAAGTTGTTAAGATAGAACCAAACGAAGATCCCGAAGCTCCCAAAAAAATAATCTCCAAAGAGATTAAATTGTTTATCAGAATAGAGAACAAAGAGGATATTTATTCCATAATTGAAAGACCGGCAACAAAACTCCGTCTAGTTAATCAGTTCGGCGATAGATATTTTAAAGATGAAAGAGAAATTTATAAACGCGCTTACGCTAAATATCTAGAGATTAAATCTAAGCCGGTATTTGATGTTGAATCTGAGCTTGATATAGCAAGAAAAAGAATCGCTGAACTTGAAGCTAAAGCAGCTATTCAAGCAGAAACAAAAGAAGAACCAAAGAAGAAAGGGCGTCCTTTTGTTGTTAAAACTGAATCAGTAGAATAATGAGCCTTTTAACAATTGCACAATCAATTTTAAAAGAGACTAAAAATAGTAGCATTCCAACTACTATAATAGGCAACCTTGAGGACTCTGCAAAACAGATCCTTGAGGTTTTGACCGTGTCAATAACTGAGCTTTCGCGCTCCTACGACTGGCAAGAGTTACAGAAAGAGTATACATTTAACTCGGTTGCCTCAACTGAGGGCTATAATCTACCAAGTGATTTTGATAGATTTATAAATGAGACATTTTGGAATCAAACAAACGATGAAAAAGTAATTGGTCCAATAAATTCCCAAGAATGGAGAATTTTAAAAATTGATAATACGACCAATATTTATGATTATTTTAGGATTAGGGCTGGTCAAACTCTACTTTTTCCAATACCATCTTCTATTGAGTCTTTTATCTATGAATATGTTAGTAATTTAATCGTTTTAAGTGCTGGTGGCACTGGTCAAACTACATGGCAAGCAGACACTGACGTACCAGCGATTGATGCCCATATCGTTAGACTTGATGCAACTTGGAGATGGTTAAAAAATCAAGGTAGACAATATGCAGAAGAAAAGAAAGTTGCCGATGCAGCTGTTGCTGAAAGGGCAAGAGTTAATGGAGCGAGAAGAATAATAAGCCACTACGACCAAACTAATTACGATATTAAGATTGGTTATCCAACTTTAATCGTAGGTCCGTAATGGTAATAACCGTAGGCAAATCCTATCCAACACTAGATCAAGAAAGAAATGGACAGGCTGCTAGGGTTAACGTTCCGTCCCCTGCTGGAGGATTAAACACTAGAGACAGCGAATCTTTAATGGATCCCGCTGATGCCGTGATTATGGAGAATTGGTTTCCTGGTCAAGGTTCAGTTTATACAAGAAAAGGGTTTACAGAATACGCTACTGGATTAACTGGTAACGTAGAAACATTAATGGAATACAACGCTAACACAGTAAGAAAATTTATTTGCGCTAACGGCACGACATTAAATGATATTACAAACGCCGCCAGTATTACAAGTGTTGGCACAGGGTTTACAAATGCAAGATGGCAATGGGTTAATTTTAATTCATATTTGATAATGGTTAATGGAGCTGATACTCCGCAAACGTTCGACGGTACTACTTTAGCAGCAAGTACGATTTCTGGCAGTGGGTTAACCGTCACCCAGTTAGACGGCATCAACGTTCACAAAAACAGGGTGTACGTTTGGGACTCAAACGCGCAAGATGTTTGGTATGGCGCAACCAATGCAATAGGTGGAACTTTTACAAAGTTTCAACTATCAAGAGTCGCTCCTTTTGGCGGTAACCTAGTTTCAATGATGACTTGGAATTTAGACGGCGGAGCAGGTGTTGATGATTACGCTGTTTTTTTAATGTCTAGTGGTGACGTCCTTCTTTATGAAGGCTCTGATCCTTCTAGTTGGTCTTTGCTTGGAACTTATAAGATAGGGCGTCCTATAGCAATAAGAGGAGCTAAAAAAATAGCTGGTGATATTGTAATCATTACTGATCAAGATTTTGTCTTTTTTAGTGAAGTCTTCAAGAATGATGGAGCGGTCACTCAAAGAGGCAAATTATCTGGTGCAGCAATAAACGCCGTGAACTCCTATAGCTCAAACTATGGCTGGGAGGTGGCTTTGTATCCTAAAGGGGGATGGCTTTTGTTTAATGTGCCAGTTGCAACAAATACAACTTATCATCAATACGTTGTAAATACAATAACGGGAGCTGCTTGTAAATTTACAGGAATGAATGCCAGAACTTGGGGGATGTATAATAACAACCTCTATTTCGGCGGCAGCGGCAAGGTATTTAAAGCTGATGATGGGTTAAATGATGATGGCGTTAATATAGTTTGTGATGTGCAAGCTGCTTATAATAATTTAGGCAGCCCTCAGGAGAAGATAGTAAACTCTTATAGAAATACTATCAAGCTTGATGGAAGTGCTGTTGTAAATTCGATTGTTAATTTTGACTACGGCAGAGGCCAAACTTCACAAAATACTTCCACAACTGCCTCTGGTAGTTTTTGGGATGTATCAATGTGGGATGTGGCTATGTGGAGTCCAGAAGGTTTAACAAGAAATGATTTAATTTACTCATCTGGTCAAGGTGTGGACGTTGGCATGAGGATAAAAGTTAGTTTAAATGGTCAACAGCTATTTTGGTATAGAACCGATTATAGCGTAAGTATTAGTAATATAATTTAGGGAATTTATGGGTTTTGGCAAAGTTCTAGGAAGAGCGCAGACGGCATTTATGACTGGTGGACTATCTGAATTAGGAGGTAGTAAATCCATTGGTTCTTTCATTACTGGAGGTGGTAAGGCTAGATCAAATCCAGATGGAACACCTATGACTCCAGAGCAAATAACAACAGCAAATCTTTTTTCTAATTTATCCCAAGAACAGCAGAAAGATTTATTATTAAATAATCCCAACATTGTTACGCCAGAAGGCTCTCAAACTTACGACCCGTTAACTAATACAGTAAGATTAAATGAAAGTGATTTTACTAAAAGTGAAAGATTGAGACAAGAAGGCTTGGCCTCTCAATTAAGTGGCTCTTTAAGCGGTGATTTCTCAAATAGTGGTCAAGCAATCCAAGATGCTACTTTCAATCGCGGCAAAGCAATGATTGACCCTATTGTAAAGCAACAAAGAAAAAATCTAGCTCAACAATTAGCTGATCAGGGAATTCCCGCTGGCAGTGAACAATTTAATGAAGCAATGAATCGTTTAGATGATTCAATCGCCCGTCAATATACCGATCTATCGCAAGCAAGCATCCAAACGGGTGAACAAGTTAGACAATCAAGATTTAATGAGATTTCGTCTTTACTTGGTAGAACCCAAGTTGGAGCTGGTGCTTCTTTTGGTCAATACTCCCCGCAATATCAAGGAATTGATCTAAGTGGTTTTGCACAACAATCACAATTACAAAGTAATCAATTATCATTCCAGAACACACAAAATCAAAGAGCTTTAAAAGGAGCTAAAAGAAATGCAATGATTGGCGCTATTGGGGGCTTGGGTAGTTCTGGCATTGGGGCAATAGCCGCATCAGATAGAAGCTTAAAAGAAAACATCACTCTAACAGGAAAATCACCGAGCGGCATTCTAGTTTATGATTTCGAATATAAAGACAAAGCGCGCGGTGAAGGTAAATATTCTGGTGTCATGGCTCAAGATTTACTAAAAACTCACCCCGAGGCTATTCTTACAGAAGAAGACGGAACTCTAAAAGTGGACTATTCTAAAATTGATGTTGAATTTAGGAGGATTGACTAATGGCAGTAAATAGAAAGCCTTTATCGCAATTATTACAAGAAATACAAACTGGACAAGATATTTCAAATAGAGCTGTATCTGGCCAAGGCTTTGATCCTCGTGGCGGATGGGGAGTTGCTGCGGCTCAAATCGCAACTGCTGGTATTGGTGCTTGGGCGCAAAACAGGGCGCAAAAAGAAATTGCTGAAAGAGAAGTTGCAAGCCAAGAGCGGTTCGGCTCATTCTTATCAAGTAAAGGATATACTCCCGAATCTGTCGCCGCTATTAGCGCTTCTACAAGTCCAGAATCTAGGTCGAGTATAATTCAAGAGTTTATTAAACAAGATTTAAGAGCTCAAAATCCAGAAGCGCAAACTTCATTAGCTAAATTAGGAGCTGATTATAAAGCTGGCTTAATTGATGAATCAACTTACAGAGCCGCAATCAAAAAAGAGACTTCTTTTGCTCCAGATGCTTCGGCAACTGGCGGCGCAACTGGTGCAATTATTGCTAATTTAAGAAGGGAAAACCCTAATTTATCTTATGCTCAAGCACTATCTCAAGCGCAAGGATTAGCAAGACAAGGCTTAGGTTTTGACGCTTCAGGCAATGTTGCACCAGTAGCTGGATTAGTCGAATCTAAAAGTGCTCTTAAAGCCGCCGAAGCAACTGGAACAGCTACAGGAAAAGGGAAGGGTGAGGCTATAGTTAGTTTAACTTCACAAGAATCTAAATTGCCAGAATTAGAAGCAACAGTCCAAGATTTAAGTAAATTAGGTAAAGTTGCAACTTTTACCAAAGCTGGACAACTTAGAGATGCAGCATTAAGAGAAGCTAATTTACCAATGTCTGAAGGTGGTATTGCTAGAGCTGAATACATTTCTAAAGTTGATAATCAGATATTGCCTTTGTTACGTGATACCTTTGGGGCTGCATTTACCGAGAAAGAAGGCGAAAAATTAAAAGCTACTTTGGGCGATGTTA